GAAAGATTTTTGCCACGGATAAAAAAAATGGCCAAAAGACTTGTTAAAGTAAAACGACAACAAGAACTCAGAAGAAAAAAAGGTTAAGATATGCATTTAATGACAGAAATAACAGAGGACGTGGAATATCTTACAGAGGCTGGACCTGATGGTAAAAAATCTCTGTATATTCTTGGTCCATTCATGATGGCCGAAGTGAAAAACAAAAATGGTAGAATGTATCCACGAGATGTTCTAATGAACGAAATGTCACGTTACAATGAGAATTACGTTCAAAAAAATAGAGCATTCGGTGAACTAGGACATCCAGACGGTCCTGGTATAAATTTAGAAAGGGTATCCCACATGATTACTTCTCTTAGAGAAGATGGTAATAATGTGATGGGTAAAGCCAAAATTATGGATACCCCTTATGGACAAATTGTGCAAAATTTAATTAACAATGGCGCACAATTGGGTGTTTCTTCAAGAGGCATGGGATCCCTTGAAGAAAGAGGCGATGTTAAAGTTGTTAAAGATGATTTCTATTTAGCAACCGCCGCCGACATAGTTGCAGATCCTTCTGCTCCTGAGGCCTTTGTTCAAGGAATCATGGAAGGAAAGGAATGGGTTTGGGAATCTGGTGTATTACGGGAAAAAGTGATCTCTGCGATCAAGAAAGAAGTTTCTAGGGCACCATCAGCAAAATTAGAGAATGTTAAGTTAAATGCATTCAATAATTTTCTTTCAAATCTATAATTGTATAAATATAAACATGAGACAGAAATTCTCAAAAATCTAAGGAGTTATCACATGTCAGAAACTAAAGTTGAGGCTCTGGAGCAAGAAGAAGTTGAAATGAACGAGAATGCTCATGAAGAGGTGAGCGAAGATACTCAAGTTGACGAGGCTTCATATCCAGGTGCCGGGAAAGATAAAGAACCTATGGCGAAAGCATCAGGATCTGCACAAGATACTGGTGTTAATAACGAGGTTCCAGATGGTCCAAAACCTAATTTTACAAAGGGTGTTCCATCTGCTAAAAAGCGACCTGCCGACAAGGGAGGTATGTCTGAAAGTGCAACCAAAATGTCAATGATCAAAGACATCTATAATAAGTTGGACGAGATGAGCAAAGAAGAGGTTGCTGAAATTCTCGGTGCTATCCACGAAGTAGACGAAATGGAATTTGACGAAGAGGGCAACGAAATTGTTTCCGAAGACAAAAAAGAAACAAAACAAGTTGTAGCAAAAGAAGAATTCAATCTTGAGGGTGATGTACAAGCACTTATCGAGGGCGAAGAACTTTCAGACGAATTCAAAGAAAAAGCGGCTACAATTTTCGAAGCGGCCGTATTTGCTAGAGTTAATGAGGAAGTTTCATCGAGAATAGAAAAACTTGATGAGCAATACAAAACAGAACTCGAGGAAGCCGTCAATAACAACCGCACAGATATGGTTGAAAAAGTTGATGACTTCATGAATTATGTTGTAAAAGAGTGGATGCAAGAAAACGAACTTGCGGTCGAAAAAGGAATCCGCTCTGAGATTGTTGAAGACTTCATGGTTGGACTAAAAAATCTTTTTGTCGAACATTACATTGATATTCCAGATGAGAAAGTTGACCTAGTTGACGATCTCTTTGCTAAAGTAGAAGATTTGGAAGAGTCTCTTAACACAGAGATTCAGAAGAACATTGAGAACTCCAAGGAACTCAAAGAGTACCAAAAAATGGACGTTCTTTATACAGTGGCAGAAGGAATGACTGAAGTAGATTCAGAAAAAATGGCGAAGTTGGCAGAGGGCATTGAGTATGAGAATGAAGAACAATATGCAGAAAAACTTCAAATCATTAAAGAAAATTACTTCCGCGGTGAAGAAGTCAAATCAGAGGAACAACAACCTTTGAATGAAGAAACAACAGAAAATGATATGGAAGTCAATGAAGATAATGATTCTTCAAACTTTGCGGAAGCACCTGAGTCTATCAGAAGATATGCTGATGCGATATCTAAAACATCTATAAAATAAGTAAGGAGATTACAAATGTATCTTTCAGAAGGTTTACAGAAAAAGTGGGCTCCTATTCTTGATCATCCAGAGTTGGGTCAAATTAATGACTCATACAGAAAAGCAGTAACAACTGTTCTTTTGGAAAACCAAGAAAAGGCCATGCAAGAGGATAATCAAGTTCTTGCATCACAGAATTTCTTGTCAGAGGGTCTTGCTTCTGGCGCATTCCCAGACAAAGGCGGTGTAGCGAAATATGATCCTATCATGATTTCGCTCGTAAGACGATCAATGCCTAATTTGATTGCTTATGACATCTGCGGTGTTCAGCCAATGACAGGTCCTACTGGTCTTATCTTTGCTATGAGAGCAAGATATACCACAATGAATCAGTCCCCAGAGGCGCATTACAACGAAGCAGATACCGGATTCTCTGGTAACAATAATGTCACACAAGTTGACAACGTACCTGGTCTTAGCATTGTTGCTAATACTGCATCTGGTACATACAGAGCAAACACAGCCCAGATCACTTCTTCAGGTGGTATGGATACTGCAACTGGCGAAGGTGTTACACCTGCTAACATGGCTTTCTCAATTGAGAAGGTTACAGTTACCGCTAGAACAAGAGCCTTGAGAGCCGACTACACAATGGAAGTTGCTCAAGATCTTAAAGCAGTCCATGGTCTTGATGCAGAAACAGAACTCAGCAACATTCTTTCCGCTGAGATTCTTGCTGAGATCAACAGAGAAGTTGTACGTAAGATCTACAGAGAAGCCGTTGTTGGTGCCGCTCAGGACACAACAGTATCAGGTATCTTTGATCTTGACACAGACTCAAATGGTCGCTGGTCCGTTGAGAAATTCAAAGGTCTCATGTTCCAGATTGAGAGAGAAGCAAACGAAATTGCGAAGAAGACACGTAGAGGAAAAGGTAATATCATTATCACTTCTTCTGATGTTGCTTCCGCACTTCAAATGGCTGGCGTACTTGATTACGCTCCAGCACTTGATAGCAACAACCTTTCGGTTGACGATGCAGGTAACACTTTTGTTGGTGTACTCAATGGACGATACAGAGTTTATGTTGATCCATATGCAGTAACAAACGCCGCTAACTACTTTGTAGTTGGATACAAAGGTTCCTCATCCTACGATGCAGGTATGTTCTACTGCCCATACGTTCCATTGCAAATGGTTCGTGCAGTTGACACAAGCACATTCCAGCCAAAAATTGGATTCAAGACCCGTTATGGTCTCGTAAGAAATCCATTCTCGACTGGTGCCGCTGATATCACAAGCACAGGCTCTTCCGATATTAGTGCCGACAATGCTGGTGCATCATCCAACGAGTATTACAGAATCGTAAGAGTAAATAACTTAATGTAATTTTCTCTGAAAATTCGTGGTATACATAAAGGAGTAGGGTAAAACCTACTCCTTTTTTTGTTTATGGAGAACAACATGCATTCCAAAATAGATCTATATCGTGAATATCATAGTGACCCAACCAACCACTATTCTGGTAATTCGTTAAAAATGCATTTCAAAAGCATTGATAATTTAATAAAAGAAAAAAATTGCAAGACCGCATTAGATTACGGTTGCGGTGGTGCATCTTCATATATTGATGATAGAATACATTTAAAATGGGGACTTGAAGATATGGGTCTTTATGATCCAGCAGTATCACAATTTGGTGCTTTACCTGGTACTGAATATGATTTAGTCATATGTACTGATGTTTTAGAGCATGTACCTGAAGAAGAAATACCTGACACACTAAGTCAAATTTTTGGATTAAGTAAAATATGTTCTTTTATTAATATTGCAATGTATCCAGCAGGCACAACTCTATCTAATGGCGAAAATGCTCATTGTACACTTAAATCAATTGATTGGTGGAGATCTAAAATGTCTGACAGTTTAACAAGCGACATTGAAGTTCATGCTTTGTATTCATTTGATCATAGTCTTGATAAAATTCACTACGAAACATATAAAAAAGAATGATTTTCTGTATTGGTAATGGTAAGTCAAGAGAACATCTTGATTTAAATGAATTAAAAGAACATGGAAAAATTTTTGGTTGCAATGCTTTATACAGAGATTTTTCTCCAGATTATTTAATATCAAATGATCCAATAATCGTCAACGAAATTATTGACTCTGGTTATTCGAAAGATAACAATGTCTATCTTGTTGAACAACAACCGAGTTTAAAAATACCTGAAGATCATAAATTTAAATTAGCACCATGGGGAGATAATTTATATCCAATTAATTCTGGTTGGGCAACCGTACGACTTGCATATAGTTTATTTCCTGAAGATCAAATATACATGATTGGATACGATATATTTGGTGATAGAAATAATATTTACGATAACACACCAAACTATCCTAAATCTACAGAAGAACATCACATGTCTACTGAATGGCAAGGCATGTTCTATTTACTTGTCGAACATTTTTGTCCTGGTATAAAACTAAAAAGAGTTATCAATAGCACAACAAAAATTGATAATATTGAAAACATAACTTATGAAAATTTTTGGAAAGAAATATGATAGTTATCGTAGGTAATGGTAAATCTAGACAAAATATGGATTTAGAAAAAATAAAAAAGAATGCAAAAGTATATGGTTGCAATGCTTTATACAGAGATTTTTCGCCAGACTATTTGTATACAGGTGATCCTCACGTAACACATGAAGTTTTAAGTAGTGACTATGCTTTAAATAATACAGTTGTTTTAAATAACATGGAATCTATTCCAGCAATGGCGAGAGAGGGTTTATCTTTTGAGGGGAAAGTTGTTGAAAATGAACCAACAGGTTTTGAATTTTTTTGTACTGGTTGGGGTGACTATACGTACATCACATGGATAAAAGAAGGAAGCAAGATAATGAAAACTCCTTGGCCAGATGATGGCGTGGGACTAAGTGCAGGATTGATGGCTACACGATTTGCACATCATCAGTTTCCTACTGATATAATTTATCTCATTGGTTTCGACATTTTTGGAAAAAGAGATAATATCTATGATGGTACAAACGGATATCCTTCTGAAGATTATCCAAATGAAATGGAAAAAGAATTCATAGAGGGTTTTGAATATCTCATAAATACATATGAGAGAATTAAAATCAAAAGAGTAATAGAACAATGGACCTCTCTCAAAGGTATACCCAATGTTCCTGAAGAAGAATTATGGCAGAATCTAGCAAACAACCAACGAATCTAAATTATTTTTTACCTACAGGGTTTAAATTTCAAATTGAAAAATTACCTCACGTAAACTTCTTTGTACAATCTGCTAATCTTCCTGGCATTGCCGCGGGACAAGCACTTGTTACTACACCAAATAGAGATTATCCTATTGCTGGTGATAAAGTTCAGTACAATGAATTAAGAGTTAGATTTATTGTAGACGAAGAACTACAGAATTGGTTAGAAGTTTATAATTGGATCAAGGGTATCACTTTTCCAGATTCAACAGATCAATACAAAAGATTAAGACAAGCAAATGTACCTAATCCCATGGGTGATATTTATTCTGATGGATCATTGTCTATACTTACAAGCAATAAAAATGCACAATATGTTGCAAAATTTTCGAACATGTTTCCCGTTGATTTAACAGATATTGAAATGCAATCGGATGTTTCAGATGTAGATACAGTTGCTTCAGATGCTACATTTGCGTATACTACATATAACATTGAAAGGATGATTGGCGAACATTAATTATGAGGTTTGATGAAATTAGAGGATATACAAGAATTATGGACCAGTGATTGTGTTCTTGACGATGTACAGTTAGATTTAGAATCGAAAAGAATACCAGAACTTCACAACAAATATTTTAAAATTTTTTCTGATGAAAAACTGAGACTTGTAAAATTTGAATCAAGAAAGAAAGAATTATCCAGACTCAAATGGCTTTACTATACAGGTAAGATTGATAGAGATAGTTTAGACAACATGGGATGGGAACCTTTTGAACTTGATATAAAATCTAGAAATAAAGTTGACCTAGACAGATTTTTAGAATCAGATAAAGACATGATCGATATACAAGAAAAAATTGCATACCAAAAAGAAAAAATCGAGTATCTTGAATCAATTATTAAAACAGTTGTCAATAGAAATTTTTTAATTAAAAATATAATTGATTGGAGAAAATTTACTTCAGGAGCATAATGTATGATTTTTTAATGATAGCAAACATGCCATTGTTCGAAACAGATGGTGGGGCTAAAGGCGGTACTGAAAGACAAATAATTACTGTAGCGGAAAGACTAGCAGAAGAAGGATTGAATGTAGGTATCGTTCATTCTTTAAATGGTCATGATCAAGTGATCAATGGTGTAAAACATTTGGATCATTTTAGACACTATTATGCTAAATCAAAAGTTAGATTAGACTGTAATAAATTAGCATATGCTGGAAATTGTTTTTTGGGATATCAAATGTTCAATCCGCATATAAGAGCATTGTCACCTATAGAATTAAATTCATCAGAAAAAACTTTTATATGGATGCATAATTGGTCTGAATGTCATGTAGAAGCACCAAGAATCTTTTTGTCTCATGCACTAGAAAAATATGTTCAACATAGAAGTGAAAAAGTTAAGGGTGATAAAACAATTCATTACATGGTACCAAAAGGTGTTGATACTCAACCTATCAGAAAGAAGAGAGGCGATTATCTTTTTTGGATGAGTGCATATGGTAAAGGGTTCAAAGAATCAATAATGACTTACATTGCATTGTATGATAAAGGAATGAAAAGACCATACTACGTTTGTTGTCCACCACAAAGACAAAGAAGAGATGTTAGCATTTTTACTGATACAATTGAAAAAGCAAATAAACACGGATATCCAATACATTTCTTAGGAGAACTAAGTTATGAAGCCGTTCTAAAAAATCTTAGCAATAGTGCATGTTTGTTCAGAATGGGTATGCCTCAAGAAACATTTGGTCTTGTTTATCTTGAAGCAAATAAATTAGGTGTACCTGTAATAACACACGAACAAGATGCCGCTGAAGAAATACTAACAGATAAAAATAATATGTTTGTTAGAGATCACACTACTTTAGATGACATTTACGCTTGGATGTTAGATGTAGACAAGAGACAAACAAAAGTTGATATGAAAAAATTTGATCCAGATTTGATTGTCAAGAAGTGGCTGGAGTTAATGAAATGAGAAGACCTAGTCCAAAAGACTTGATAAAAACTGGCGCACAATTCGCTTATCCCTTTTATTGGAAAAGATGGGAAGTAATAAAAATTTTTTCCATACAATTCAATTATAAGATTGGTGTAGAGATTGGTATAGATAAAGGCACTCTTGAGGTAAAGGGAGATAAACTAAAATATTATGCAGTCGATAACACAATGAGTAAGTGGACTAAAAAAGTAAATGAAACTTCTGATATAAATTTAATTTTAGATACATCAGAAAATGCATCAAAAGAATTTAAAGATGAATCAGTTGATTTTGTTTTTATAAATGAATGCAAATCATTAGACTTAGAATGTTGGTCTTCTAAGATACACGAAGATGGTTTACTGATGGGATGCAATTATAATTGGGGCGATGTAGCAAAAACTGTAGGCGAATATTTCAAAGAAGTTTGGATCTTACCAGATAATGTTTGGGCAGGATCTAAAGTTTGGATTAGATGATTTCAATTGATAAGAAAAATGAAGTTCACATGTTGGTACAATCTGAACCAGGTGTAGAGCAAGAACTAAGTGAATACTTTACGTTCTTTGTACCAGGATATCGATTCATGCCTGCATTTAAAAGTAAAATGTGGGATGGTAAAATTAGACTATACAATTTAAGATCCAAAGAATTATACAACGGTTTAATAGATCATGTAATTAAGTTTGCAAAAGATAGAGAATATAAAATTGAGTATAAAAGTTTTCCTAGGATTTTGAATAAATATGATAAAGGGGATTATGAAAGATTTGTCAATAGTCTTGTATTAAACATTTCACCTAGAGACTATCAGATTGATGCTTTTTTATATGCGATTAATCACGAAAGATGCTTGCTTCTCTCTCCAACGGCATCTGGCAAATCTTTCATAATATATTTACTTCTTAGATACTATCAACAAAAATCACCCACATTCAAAGCACTCATCATAGTACCCACAACATCTTTAGTCGCACAAATGAGAAGTGACTTCATAGAGTATTCTAAAAATGATAATTGGGATGCACTAGAAAATATACATGAAATATGGGCAGGTAAAGATAGAGTATCACCAAAACCTATTTACATTTCAACATGGCAATCATTATATAAAATGACATTTAACTACTATGCTGAATTTGACATGATACTTGGTGATGAGGCTCATATGTTCAAAGCAAAGTCTCTTTCACAGATTATGGAAAAGAGCATTAAGACAAAATATAAATTTGGTACTACAGGAACATTAGATGGAACTCTTACACATAAATTAGTATTAGAGGGATTGTTTGGTAAGACTTATACTGTAACATCTACAAAAGAATTAATTGACAATAAAACATTATCTCCTTTTCAAATCAAATGTTTAGTTCTACAATACAATGATGAAATAAGCAAAGAAATTAAGTCATATAACTATAAGCAAGAGATAAATTATATTATATTGAACGAAGCGAGAAATCGTTTCATTCGTAATCTTGCCGTTAGTCTGAAAAATAATACTCTAGTGTTATTTCAGATGGTAGAAAAGCACGGCAAAACTATCTATGAACAGATCCAAAAAAAGGTTGAAGATGGAAGAAAAGTCTTTTTCGTCTACGGAGGAACCGATACAAATGACAGAGAAGATATCAGAAGAATCGTTGAGTCAGAAAGAGATGCCATCATCGTTGCGAGTTATGGCACTTTTTCTACTGGTATCAATATCACTAATCTTCATAATGTCATTTTTGCTTCCCCTTCTAAATCCCGTGTGAGAAATCTACAGAGCATAGGAAGAGGACTGAGGAAAAACAAAGAAAAAGAAATGGCCACGCTATACGACATAGCAGATGATTTTTCATATAAGAATTACAAGAATTATACACTTCAACATTTCATTGAAAGAGTTAAGATATACAACGAGGAACAGTTTGAATACAAGATAATTACTGTACCTATTAGTATTGATTAACGGTCGACATACCTATTATACCAACACTTTTGGCGTTTGTCAACCATTGACAATCCCACCTCATTTTGATAGACTGTATGCTAAACTTTAAATAGGAGGATCAATGTCCAATTATATTAATAATGAAGATTTTCTCAATGCTATGATTGTGTACAAAGAGGAAATCAAACAAGCAGAGAATGAGGACAAGCAAACGCCTCCTGTTCCCGATTACATTGGCGAATGTTTTCTTCTCATTGCAGAACGACTTTCATATAGACCTAATTTTATAAATTATGCATTTAAAGAAGACATGATTTCAGATGGTATAGAAAATTGTCTACAGTATGTTAATAATTTTAATCCTGAGAAATCTAAAAATCCATTCGCATATTTTACACAAATCATATACTGGGCTTTTGTTCGTAGAATTCAAAAAGAAAAGAAAAATCTTTACATCAAATATAAAGAGATGGAGAGACTTCAATACCTTGAAGATCATATAGATACTAATAGTGGCGATAGTGCGGAATATCTTTCTTTGGTAGGTTCTGCTGATACAAGAAATATGATTTCTGAATTCATAGAAGATTTTGAAGAGAAGAGATTTAAGAAAAGAAAAAAGAAAGATGATAAAATATCCAACATAGCAACTGTCTACGATTATGAAAATAGCCTTAATAACTGATACGCATTGGGGTGCGAGAAACGATAGTGCAATATTTGCAAATTTTTTCTCTAAATTTTACGACAATGTGTTTTTTCCTTATCTTGATGAACATGATATAAAAACATGTATTCATCTAGGTGATGTTGTTGACAGAAGAAAATATATTAATTTTAAAACTGCAAATGATTTGAGAGAAAATTTTGTAGAGAGATTGTGGGAGATGAATGTCGATACTCATATGATTGTCGGTAATCATGATATCTACTACAAGAATACGAATCAGGTCAATTCACTTACAGAACTTTTTAGCACCGCTGATCACATTCTTGAACCATGGATTTATGCTGAACCTAGAGAGTACGATTTTGATGGTACAAAGATTCTTATGATGCCATGGATCAACTCTGATAATTATCTTGAATGCATGGATGCCATAAAAGAAACAAGTGCAGAAATCATGATGGGTCATCTTGAAATAAATGGTTTTGAAATGCATAGAGGACATATATGTGATACTGGTTTTGACATCAATATGTTTTCAAGATTTGATACAGTATTTAGTGGTCATTTCCATCACAAATCAACTCAAGGAGGAGTATCCTACTTAGGTAATCCTTATGAGATCACATGGTCTGATTATAATGATGAAAGAGGTTTTCATATTTTTGATACTGAGACTAGAGAATTAACATTCATCAAAAATCCGTATCGGATGTTTTATAAGATCTACTATGATGACTCTAAAGAAACTTTCGAAAACATTAAAGAGAAAGATTACACACCGTATTCAGGTACAATTGTTAAAGTTATTGTTACTCAAAAGAACAATCCATATTGGTTTGACACATTATTGGATGAATTGTACAAGGCGGATGTCGCAGATGTATCTGTGGTTGAGAATGTTGATCTTGAATTTGAGGATGATGATTCTGTAGTTGATGAAGCAGAAGATACATTGACAATATTGAGCAACTACATAGATACATTAAATATACAAAAAGATAAAAAAGAACTCGATAACCTTATTAGAACACTTTACAATGAAGCCTTGGACTATGAAATCACCGCCTGAAGAAATGAAATCTATCGAATTAGATATATCCGATGATATTTTTTTAAAACTTGCCATGCAAGCCCATGAGAGACACGTAACACTCAATACACATATTATTGATGTAATAAAAGATAAATTGAAAGATGCGGAGTACCAATTTGATAATGGAACACAACCTCAACTTCTTGCTGAAAAACAAACTTGATGAATTACAAATTCTTGAAGATGAACTTCATGATTGTAAATCAGTAACTAAAGGTAAAATGCATATGCGAGATATCGTACATGCAAAATTATATTCTAAAACATCAGAAATTATTGATATATTGAAATCAAACTATGATAAACTTTCGTAAAGTTCGTTGGAAAAATTTCTTATCTACTGGTCAAAGTTTTACAGAAATAGATCTAAATAGAAGTCCGACAACTCTCATCGTAGGTGAAAATGGTTCTGGTAAGTCAACCATACTTGATGCATTAACATTTAGTTTGTTCGGTACTGCATTTAGAAACATCAATAAACCACAACTTGTCAATTCAATTAATGAATCTAATTGTCTTGTAGAAGTTGAATTCACCATTGGTAGAAAAAATTTTTTAGTACGTAGAGGTGCGAAACCTAATCGATTTGAAATAGAAGTTGATGGTGAGTTAATAAATCAAGATTCTAAATCAAGAGACTATCAAGAGCATCTTGAGAAAAATATCCTCAAGTTAAATTATAAATCATTCACACAAATAGTAATTCTAGGTAGTTCTTCATTTGTACCTTTTATGCAATTGAGATCTAAAGATAGAAGAGTTATCATTGAAGATCTGCTTGACATCCAAGTTTTTTCTACAATGAATTTGTTACTGAAAAATAAAAATTCTGAATTAAAAAATACAATCAATCAAAATGAATTAGAATTAGATAAGACAGAAAATGCAGTAGAATTACAAGAAGATTATATCTCAAAGATGAAGCAGAATAATGAACAATTGATTTCTGCCAATCAAGAAAAAATAGACAAATCAAACGAAGATATTGCAACATATAATTTACAGATTGCAGATATCGAAACACGTATTGAATCATTGAATGAACTGGTCGAAAATTTCGACCAGCAACAAAGCAAACAAAGAAAGTTAGAAAAATACGAAGATGAGATAAATAAAAATCTCAAAAAAGTAGAAAAAGAAATTGAGTTTTATACAAAGAATACAGATTGTCCAGTTTGTAAACAGACGATTGATGAAGATCATAGAGAATGTGAAATAACAGAGAAACAGAAAAAGAAAACAGAACTTGATGATGCGGTAACAAAAATTGCGGATGAATTGAAATTGTCAATCAAATCGATTCAAGAGATGACGGAAACACAAAAATCGATTACAGATTTTCAGAGTGAGATTACAAAACATAATGCATCAATTTCTGCTATCAATCAATACATACAAAAGATTAACGAAGAGATTCAAACATTAAACGAGAATGGTGCTGATGTTGCTGATGCAGTAAAGAAACTCAAGAAATTGAAATCAGACCAAAAAAACTTCTTGACATTGAAGGAGCAACATAGTAATATACAATCATTGTACGATACCGCTGGAGTCTTGTTAAAAGATGGTGGTATCAAAGCAATAATTATTAAGAAATACTTGCCAATCATGAATAAATTGATTAACAAGTATTTGGCATCCATGGATTTTTATGTATCGTTTAATCTTGATGAAAATTTTAACGAGACAATCAAATCCAGATTTCGTGATGAATTCACCTACGCATCATTTAGTGAAGGTGAAAAAATGAGAATCGACTTGGC